CCCCCGCAAGTTTTTTAACCGGCAGGGTGCATATATCATCCGTCGTCATGGTGTTATAATGCTGCGCGGCATTGCCCCGGCTCTTTGGGCCGGTTCCACACTGGCGATATGACCACGGAGGATCAGCATAGATCGCGGTGTATTTTTTATCTGGCAAATTCATTTGTTTTTCCTCTGGTAGCAGGTGGCACTCCGCAGGATGCAGGTCGTGTCCGCGATCACTGCTTTGTCGTCCCAGTATTCATCTGCTCCAACTTTGCGGGAATCGCTGCCCCACGCTTCGATCCACTCCGGCAAGCTCTGATTCACGGTATCAAAGTTCAGGCCCCACTCTTTGCAGGCTGCAATAGCCGCGTCCAGTTCCTTGCCCGCCCTGCAAGTCCACAGGATCAGACCAGCACCCGCCGCTTGTTCTTTCTTGGCTTCCTCGATAACGTGCCAGTTTGGTTTCCCGATCTCCGGGTATTTGCTCTGACAAATGCACCCGTCAAAATCAATGGCTATCGCCCTGCGCATTACGTCCACCCTTTCTTTTTCTGTTCAGTTCAGCAAGGTACTGTTTCCGAACATGGATTGCGATGTGCTGCGGCAAGTAATTGCGGTAAATCTGCGCACAGCCCTGAAACTTGTAGGCGTTGTGCGCAATGAGCATAATCTTGATCTTGAACATTTCGGCTCGCCCGATCACGCCCGCGCGATATGCCCTTTCCATTGTTGCTGCAATAGTTTCTTCTTTTGTCATTCCGCTCACCCTCCAAGTTTCGGGTCGGGGCATTCCCATTTGTAGTCCTTAAATTGAATCAGTCGATATGTTGCGATTTCGCCCTCTACGATCTCGATTTCCTTGTTGAACTCCATGCCCATTTCGTAGCCATACACTCTAAAATCCAAGTTGTACTTTTTGGACATTTCAATATAGGGCTGCTCTTCGATATTCCATGCAGCTTTCATGTTCACAACGAGGATCGACTTCTTGCCCTCTTCGCATAAGTCCACATACTCGCCTTTTTCTACGAAGTTTCTTCTCGTCCCCTCGATATGAGCACTCTTGTCTACATACAGGTACATTTCTTCGCTGTCGGGGTCGCGCTCAAATCTGACAGCACCTTTACAAGCTCCGTGTGTGCGCCGTCGCCCAGCCAGTTCGTAGTGTAGCAATGCAGACATTCCTCCACCCACCGCTTAATGTCTTCCGGCTTTCCGCGGATTTTCAGTTTTCCCTCTACCCAGTTCGGCATGATTCATTCTCCTTTCAAAATCCACACCTGATGCTCACCGTACCCGCTCCACGCCAGCGCGTTCTCATGGGTATCAACGGCAACATCAATGTGCGTTCCCTGCACTCCCGCGCCCTTGTCCTGCACAATGCGGATTCCTACACCCTCAATGTACAAAACCGTGCCATACGGAAAGATCGTCTGATCCGCCGCCACGGTTACGCCCGCCTGTATCGGCTGGCCGCTGGCTGTGATTCCGTGACCCTCTCCGCAGATATGCGGGTATTGCTCTGTGCAGTAAGCCGTGCAGAAAAACACTCCTGCATCTTCCAGCTCAACTTTCCCATCGGCCAGAGCATCAAGGCGAAGCTGCATAGAATCTATAACCTCTTCGTCCTCTACTGCCCGGTCGATCCAGTGCTGCGCCCGGCTTGCATAAATGTCCCGCTGCGTTTCAAGGTCAGCGATCCGGCTTTTTAGCGCACCAGCCTTTGCGCAGTTGATGATTTCAGCGGCGCAGACCAGAGCCAAAATCGCTTTATCTCTTCTCGTCACTGTTCCACCTCTTTGGATTTGATCGCCAGCCACCACAGCGCGGCATGAAGCGCATACTTCGGGCAAGCCTGAACCGTTGCCATGCCTGCCACGATCGGAATTGCTTCTTCGATTTCCTCTTTCTTCGGCATCGACGCAAGATCAAACCTCGCCCGTGCCACCTTTTCCAGAACCCTGATTGCATCAACGTACAGCACATTCTCAACCTCCTATTTGATTTTTTCTATCCTTGTCACGGTAATCTTTTCATACTCGTGGCGGTGGAACTTTTGGATTTTGCGGCGGGCGTTGTACTCTGCTTCGCTCTCACCCCAGCCGTTGACGCGAATCGTGTGTACATCCGTTTCGTCAGCGGTGCAGCAGACGACAACCACCTTGTACCTCTGCATCTACTTTCCTTTCTGTGTTACAATGTTCGGGCCTCGGTCAATCATCGGACTTCCGTCTGCACGAGCGGTCAGCGTTCTTGCTACCGTATCCCCGGCATTTGCAAAGGCCGTGTCCGGTACATCGCCAACGCTATACGCTACTGCGTGTTCGTGTCCTTTTGTTATCGTATACTGCGGGTCGCCATCGTTGCCGATACCAAGCCCCGTTCCTCGACCAAGGGCTTTGTACCGCGTCGCAAGCATTGTGTTTATTGGGAAGCACCCGTGGCTTTCAAAAAGTGTTTGGTCTTGATGGGTTGCCAGCGTTGCGGAAAGTTCTTCTTGCACAAGTGCGCCCTTTCCGCCGCCCTCACATCCTCCACGGATTTTCATGGTGTATGCTGCTGCCCCCCCGCTGGGTTTTGATGCCACCATTCGATCATGCCATGAATAGCAGTCAGCAGTAAGTCCTGCAACTTCCCCCCCCTGCGGTATGCACGGGTCAAAATTCCATTGAGTGCCTTTTCGCTCAAAAACGACCACTCCGGCGGATTCTCCACAAGTATCGCAGATAGCATATATTCTTCGCCTGCGCTGGGGTACTCCCCAAAATTGCGCGTTGACGATTCGATAGGCAACAGCTCCGTAATTTGCGAAGTTCCTCCACTTTCCGTGCTGCCGAATAAACTTAGCTGCTCCACCTCCGGTAAATTCTCTAAGACCGAGCAGTTCATTGAGGACAACTTCAAAATCTTCACCTCCGTTCGATGAAAGTGCGCCCGGCACGTTTTCCCAGATCACAAAGCGTGGGTATCTTCCGTTAGTTGCTGCCAGCATTTCCCGGATGATCCGTATTGCTTCTCTGAACAGACCGGACCTTTCTCCCTTCAAACCGGCGCGTTTCCCTGCAATGCTCAAGTCCTGACATGGTGAACCGAACGTGATAATATCCACCGGCTCGATTTTCGACCCTTTTATTTCCGTTACACTGCCCAAATGCTTCATGTGCGGCAGATGGGTTCTTGTCACCGCAATCGGGTAAGGTTCTACTTCACTCGCCCAGACCGGATGACCGCCGCACATGGCGGCGCACAGCGGCATTGTTCCGCTTCCGTCAAACAGGCTTCCCAGCTTCACCTCATGCGGCGGCTTTCCAAGCTCGCGGAATGCGTTCTGGACAAAGAAAATGGCATTCGGCAACGCCATGCCATTTCCCCACATCGCATATTCTGCCGCCAAACTGTGCAGCCCATCGTGCCACCGCATCAACGCTTCATCACTCTTTGCGCCGTCCGCGCGAAGGATGGTCTGTTTTGGTTTTGTCTTTTTGATTTCGCAACTTCTGGCATAGACTTCCCGCCAGAAGTTGAACTCTTTCGGATTTTTCAGCGATTCAATTTCCGCCCATCCATCCGGGAACCCTTGCAATCGACTGCATTCCAGCGGAATCAATCGGCGGACGATCCAGTCCGGCTGTTCTCTTTCTTCGCAAACCACCGTTTCTGAACCTCCTCCCAACGCTCCACCTGATTTTTTAAGCGTTCCGCTCACATCATCCTCTATGTAACTGTCATATTGCAGCTCTCTATAAGCGACTGCGTGGCGGTCTACTGTATTCAGCGTAAAAGACGTATCTTCTTTTACGCCGCTCCCGTTTTGGTTGGTGTTTCTATCGACAAAATTCCCGGCCAGACACATTGATTTTTCACTGTGAACTTTCATGCTACCCCCCCC